CTACATATTTTGTTTGTCTACAAAGCGCTCAAAGATGCGCGCGGTCTCCTGCCGCATGTCCTCTGTATCATGTGCATACAGATTTTGCGTGATGGTTGCGTCGGCGTGTCCGAGGCGCGCCGCCACATCGACAGGTTTTGCCCCAGCTTCTATCAGGCGTGTTGCGTGCGTGTGCCGGAAGCTATGCGCGTTTAGCCCCAGTTGATGGAGCATGCTGCGCACGCTCTCATGCTTGTATGGGACGCCGCTCGGATGAACGCAGATCAGAGGACGCCGCTCTGCCTCTCTCTTCGGATGAAGGCGTTTGGGGAGGATGATGAGTGCACGCTCTTTATCTGTGCTTTCGTACGCGATCTGGTACGCCTGCCCGAAGCGCAGTTCGTCTTTTGCCTGAGCTGCTTTCAATGTGCGCAGATAGGAAAGGAAGTATGCGTCTATGTAGAAGACGCGCGCGCTTGTTGCTGTTTTTGGCGTGTCGAAATATCCCGCCTGAATCCGTTGTCTCGTTACGGTGAATGTGCCGGTCACAAGGTCGATATCGTCCCATGTGAGCCCCAGTGCTTCACTGAGGCGTAGTCCCGTATGATAGAGGATTTTGAGTAGGGGATAGTATCTGCCATTCGGGTTCAGGGCGGCGAATTGCTCCGGGGTAATGACTGTGCGCTTTATGACGTTGCGCGGTGCGCTGCGCGGAATATTTAGCCCCGTCGTCGGATTTGTCTGAATGAGCTCGGCGGGGTAGACGGCGTATTTCATCGCAACAGAAAGAACAGCCTTTGACTGCCGGATTGTACCTTGGCTCATCCCGCTCCTTGCAAGCTGCATCAACCATCCGTCAATATCGCGCGGGCGAATCTCCTGTACATCCATATCGCCGAGGTAGGGGATGATGCGGGTTATGACGGCGCTTGCATAGTTGCGGTATGTTGTCCGCTTCACGTTCGGCCGCACGACGTTCTCAAGCCACGAGGCAAGGTAGTCCCGCAGCGTCACTTTCTCCGACGTGACACCGATATTCCCGCTCTTCCAGTCGGCATAGGCTTTTACACCTGCGTCGAATGCTTCATCCTCGGTGGCAAAGCCCCCTTTCTCCTTCATGCGGCGCGGGTTCTTTGATATATCGAAGCTATAGGAATAGCTGCTCCCGCGCTTTCGTATGCGTATCTTGGACATAAATAAAACCTCCCTGTGTTTACAAAGGAGGCGAATCATGGTAGAATTTAAGTGCTTAGGGCATGATTCGCGTCATGTCTGCCGCTCGGTGTTGGTAGCACCGGGCGTTTTTTATTGCGGAAATTTCGGCACTGTCGTGTGCCACGAAGCTGGAAAGCCAAGTTGTGATAAAATTTCGTCTATACTTATGGTGCATAACTGCTTACTGAAATAACGCATGCGCTTTCGCAGTGTGTTGTGTAGTTTTGCATAATCTGACATCCCTAGGAAACATTGTAAAGAAAGATAGACAGAGTAGACATCTCTTCGTGAACCGGCTGCAGATATACTGTGCAAAGAATGCAGTGGATGAAAAAACTTATCATCTCGTCGGCACTGGAAACCAATCATACGGTTGTTGTGTGCGCAGACATTTCGTAATTCATTTATATTGGCAAGAAAAGCAAGCATAATTTCAGGAGGAAATACGGAACAAGTCGGGATATGTTGATGAATGTATGGCATCATATCTTGTGCTACATTGTTTTGTATGCGTGTATGTGTATTAACCAACATATAGCGCAGGTCACCAAAATCCAGATAGCCAATAAGTACCCATATGGGGATGTTTCCGTAGTTGGACAAATAGTGCGATATACTAGAATGTCGTATTTTAGTCTGACGGTTGATGATTCCTGAGAGTTTGTGGATCGTGGACATGACATCTAATGTCTTTTGGGGATCGTAACAAGCAATATCTAAATAGGGATAGGATAACTGGGGGAAAGCTTCAGCAAAACGGTAGGAAAAGATGGATTTTAGATGTAATTCTGTTGCGAGTATTGCTTTGAAAAAAGCTTGTTTGATTTCACTATCAATCATATAAAGGCAAATAACCTCATCGAATGTAGTGCCATTTGTATAGGTGTCACCCTGCATAGGAAAAAACTTGCTATAACCGTTTATGATGTTGTAATAATTGTTTTCGAGAAGATAGCGCCGAGCTCTATCTTCATTTGGGATGCGTAAGCCTCGCTGCTTTAGGATAGCAATCTGTTCGTCAATCGTCTTGAATGGTTTCACAAAAAATACCCCCTCCAAATAATGGAGAGGGTATTTTTCGCACTGGCCCCCGTAGAGGTAACATCAGCACTACTCTTGCTCCCCATTATATCAAATCTAAGACAACTGTCAAGAAAAATTGATAAAATCAATATATTGTAATACACCAGCAGAATAACCACTATATATTGAACTACTCTTATATCGCCTCTATCTAGGGGGCGGTTTTTATGTGGGAAGAAATCGGCTCTTTTTCCTACTTGGATATTCAACTGGGAAAAAAGAGCGGATTTCTTCCCAGTTGGTTAGATGCTCTGAACTGTGCTATACTGTATGCGTTGCCTCCTCCATACCGGCACGGGAAGGAGGTGTGTCA